CCTATCTCAAGTTTGTTGTTGCCACAGAAACGGATGTAGTTGATGCACTAAAAGCAAGGGATCAATATCGAAATGCAGGATTTAAAGGCGATGTATATCTAATGCCAGTTGGTGGTGTAGAAAGTGTTTATTCGCTAAACAATCGTGCAGTAGCATCGGCTGCAATGAAGCACGGACTGAGATATAGTGATAGATTACAAGTGCCTTTATTTAAAAACGAATGGGGTACATAAATTCACCTTGTACCAATGTGTGCCAATTGGACAAAAATAAAGTCTGTATTGGTTGTTTTAGAACCATAGACGAAATTGCCAATTGGACAAAATACACCGATGACGAAAAACTTCGTATTATCGAATTGATTAAAAAAAGGAAATAATCAATGTTTGACTTTTTAAAGAAAAAATTTAAAGAAGTTCCCAAAGAACCTAAACCTAAACCTAAAGTTAAAAGTAAAACAGCCAAAGAAATCGCTACCGAAGCCGGTGAGCCTTACATTAGCGTTGTTAGTGTAGAGCTTGATCCCGACGATGTAGGCAATGGATCTTTTGAATTAGACTGGAATGAAATTTTTGTTTCCAGGTTGGTTAAAGCAGGTTACATGCAGAAAAAAGACGATACTGATGCTGAAATTGTGGACAGATGGTTTCAGAGTGTATGTAGAAATATTCTAAACGAAAATTTTGAGCAATGGGAAGCTAATCAACCATTAGATGCACGACCAAGACGAATTGACAGAAACGATCTAGGAAATGGGCGCACCGAAGTGTCATGATATTATATGTAAACGGTGATAGTCATAGTGCAGGTGCAGAAGCAGTTAACGATTATTGCTTTGCCGATGATGATCCTTTTTATCATGCACTAGGACGAATTCCGCATCCAGATAACGAACGTGTTAGCTACGGTTGTAACATTGCAAATGAACTGTTTGCTATATTACATTGCGATGCAGAATCAGCCAGTTCAAATTCAAGAATAATTAGAACCACTCAAGAATATTTAAAAACTACTACACCAGATTTTGTTATCATAGGCTGGAGTACCTGGGAAAGAGAAGAATGGTTGCATGATGGTGTGTATTGGCAAATAAATGCTGGTGGGATTGGGCATGACTGGCCCGATGCAGTAAAAGAACAATATCAAGACTATATTGTTAATTTAGATTGGGCCGCTGCAACTACTCGTGCCCACAATCAAATTTTTGAATTACACACCGAGCTTGCTGATTTAAAAATACCTCATTTATTCTTTAATACCTATAATGATTTTAGCAACCAAATATCGCGAGATTGGGGCGAATCGTATATTAGTCCATATAATCCTGGTATGACGTACTGGAAATGGTTAACAGATCAAGGATTCAAATCTAATCAGTCTTACCATTTTGGTGCAGATGCTCATAGAAAATGGGCAGAATTTCTGTTGCCGTACTTGACCAAGCTATTATAATATGCTACTATTAATGCATGAGATATCTAATTGTAGACACCGCAAACACATTCTTCCGTGCTCGCCATTCGGCCCATCGTCAATCGGACACATGGGATAAGTTAGGGTTCGCTATCCATGTTACCTTGGCGTCAGTTAATAAAGCGTGGCGTGATCAGAAAGCCGACCATGTTGTATTCTGTTTGGAGGGACGGAGCTGGCGCAAAGATTTCTATGAGCCGTATAAAAAGAATAGAGCAGTCGCAAGGGCGGCTCTTACGGAGGCGGAAGCCGAAGAAGACCGACTTTTCTGGGAAGCTTTCGATAACCTTAAGACTTTTTTGTCTGAAAAGACTAATTGTACCGTACTCCAGCATGGGGAGCTCGAAGCAGATGATCTTATCTCCGGCTGGATTTGGAACCATCCCAATGACAGTCATATTATTGTCTCATCCGATACTGACTTTTACCAATTGCTGGCACCGAATGTACAACAATACAATGGTGTTGCCGACGAGCTTCATACACTAGAAGGTATCTTTGACAAGAAAGGTAAACCGGTCGTTGACAAGAAAACTAAGACTCCCAAGGTCATACCTGATCCAAAATGGATTCTGTTTGAGAAGTGTATGCGCGGTGATCCAACAGATAACGTCTTTTCCGCCTATCCTGGTGTTAGGACCAAAGGTAGCAAAAATAAAGTTGGTCTCACTGAAGCGTTTGCTGATCGAGATAAAAAGGGATTTGACTGGAACAATCTCATGCTCCAGCGGTGGACTGATCATAATGGAGTTGAGCATAGAGTGCTAGATGATTATAATCGCAATGTGACTCTAGTGGATCTCGCTGCACAGCCTGCAGATATCAAAGCTAAAATTAACGAAACAGTTCTAGCAGGCGCTGTAAAGCAAAGTAGGCCAATGGTAGGCGCACAGTTTCTCAAGTTTTGTGGCAAGTACGAATTGAATAAATTAAGTGAACATAGTGCAAATTATGCTGAGCTATTAAGTGCGGAGTATCCATGCTAACAACATGGCTCGTACTAGCCTTGTTGTTTGTTAAACACTTTCTAGCAGACTTCTGTTGGCAAAGTGACAGAATGATCAAAGACAAAGGACACTTTGGTAGGCTAGGCGGATTGCAGCACGCCGGTCTCCATGGTGCCTTGACCTATGTAATCCTGATGCACTTTTTAAATTTGCAGGCTTGCATTATGCTTGCAGTGTTCGATGCTGTATTACATTACACCATGGACCTTGTACATCGCAGAGCAACTGTTAGAGTGAGTTCCGATTCGGATCGTTTTTGGTTGTGGATAGGTGTTGATCAACTTGCACATGCCGTGGTGTATTTGATGATCGGATTTATAGTTTCAATTTTGACAGCAGAATACATATGATTAAAACTTTAAGCAGCGGTTCACAACATATCGCAGTAAGTGGAGGCAATCCTAGCGTTTTTCCTATTAGTCCAGGTGCTGTAGGTGCAGGTATGGTACGATACAATCCTAATATGCAGCAAATGGAAGTGTACGATGGCGTGTCTTGGTGCGGCATCAACAGTCATGTCACAATTGATTTAGGGTGGGACAGTAAACAAACAATCGAGTGGGCTAATCAAAAAATGCGTGAGGAACAACGATTAAAAGACTTGATGGCTCGGCACCCGGGCCTAAAAGATTTGCATGACAAGTTTGAAATGATGAAGGTACTATGTACGGAGGAAGAAAAACAATGAACTGGTTAAAAAGAAAATTACGCCGTTGGCTAAATGATGAAGATGAAATTAAATTAGCTCGAGCTACTGTGATAGAGCGAGATCATGACAGACCGTCACAGAATGGAATGAACTTTTGTCTATACAAGGCAGTGGGTGGTCATATTCTTGAATCTCGCGCTTACAATCCCAAAACTGATCGCACCGACGGCACATTATATATGATTCACGAAGATGAAGACTTTGCCAAGCAAGTGGCACAAGCAATCATGTTGGAGCAAATGAAACTATGAGTACATCAACCACATACACAATGAATATGGCTACAAGTGCAGCAGCGATAGGACCTTTAACAGTAAGTGATATAGCAGGAATTGATTTAACTTCGTCATACGGAGAGAAAAAGTTACCAAATAAAAAAATATCAATTGATGTTCATACCGCTCACGGCGGATATGTTGTCCGCGTGTCAAATGGATATGGTATCGATGGCGACATGTATGTTATAGACGATACTAAAGATTTAGGAAACGAACTAGGTAAAATTGTAACACATCACACATTGGCAAAAGTATGAATGAACTAATCGCAAAACCAGTGATTAAAAATAAGTTCTGGGTAGTAGAAGATTCAGGTCAAAAAATTGCCACCATTCAGGCTCGAGACGACGGAGGATATGCTTATGTTCACGACGAACTGAGAGAATACTTTCCTAGTGTTAAAAATCTAAAACAAAAATATAATATTAAATTTGGTAACGCTGATAAGGTAAAAAAAGATAATTCTAAATCAGTTTACGAATACCCAGTGTCCGGGCAAGCCTACAATCAAGTGTGGGATGTACAAAGAAAATTACCAATATATAGTAAAACTCCTAAAAGTAAAAGTTTATTTTGCGCGGGATACTATCTAATAGAACTCAATGGTAGTTGGGAAGAAAATTTCTGCCCAAAAAATATTACAGTAGCTAGATATCAATATATAGGACCATTTAAAACAAAAGAAGAAATGCAACGTACTCAGAAAGAAATAAAATGCAAAAATTAAGTCTAGCAGTAAAAAATTTTAACGAACGAGTGAAAGTAATGAATCAAACTGGCAGTAAACAATTGTCTTTGTCGGCAGATGAAGCCAGAAATTTACATGCAGATATTTTTAATTTACTTGCAAATTTAGCCGAAGTACAAACCATGCCAGAATCCTCACAATCTACTACACTAAGTCTCGACGGAGGCGGATTTTAACTTAAACTACCCAGTTTACGGCATAAATACATAGTTCAAGGAAAAAGTAATGTCCAGACCAAAGCCAACAATATTGTTAGAACACGTTAACAAATCTAACTACAAAAGTGATCAAGTTCTTAGCAGTGAAGGAATTTGGGCGGTTTTCTACGACAATAAACCAATTAATTTAAAAACATCGAATATGTTGGTTGCATATCCAGGGCCAAAATACAAAAAGGTCAGCTTCAGCAATAGCGGACATGCTATTAATCTTTGCAAAAAACTTAACACCCTTTTCAAAACCGACAAATTCACTGTGGTCTTAATGAAACAAGGTGACCAAATCTACCCATAATCAACAAAGCTATACCGAAAGTATTTTACATGCGGCCGGGCGTAGTGATGCAGAATACACAAAATGTATCAAAATTTGGTGGTGGAATCATACCAATCCGGCCAATCTAAGACTAAGCAAGACCGGATTTCAATTTATTAAAAAGTTTACTCAAATTCCTGTGTACGAATGTACATTACCGGAGCCATTACGTAATAGGACAC